CCATTTCAACTTTGCTCATTGTATTAACAGCTTCACGCATTGCTGCTGTTGTGCCAAAAAACATAGTACCGACAACGAACCATGACAGTCTTCTTTCAAATTGCGATTCAATTATATTGAATGGTGCTTTTCCTGTTGGCGTTCTTGTTGGCGTTCTTGTTGGCGTTCTTGTTGGCGTTCCTGTTGGTGTTCCTGTAGTTGATCCTGCCACTCTTTTTCGTTCTAATTCAAGCCTTAATAATTCTCTTTCTAATTTAACTTTTTCTTGTTCAAGCTTATATGATTGTATATCAAGTTTTATTCTTTCCTGTTCAACTCTTAACCTTTCTTCTTCGTATTTGAGTTGTTTAATACTAATATCCAACTGCCTTTTTATTGATGCGGCTTCTTGCGCTTTTAAAGTTACATTTTTTGCAGTTGTAGCATTCAAATTTGCAGCTTGGTGTGCAATTGTTTCTATGGTATTTGCAGTTTCTTGTTGTATTTTATTAAATATATCTAGTTTTTGAAAATTCTGTGTTAAGTTTTCTCCGACATGTTTTGCAGTATTTTCAAGTTTGAGCAAAGCTATATTAACATTATTAATTCCTGTTACAATTTTATTTAACTGCATTAACGCATTTTCTATATCAAAATCAAATCTTGTTCTTATTTGGACAGCATTCATGTCATCTAAAGGCATTTGTACCACCGCCTTATGTCTTGTTAAACCTCTCGGCAAAACCTATAATTTCAGATAATTTGGGTGGTTTGTCAGCTAAACCAACAGGAGTTGTGCTGGCATCTGTCATCCCAAAACCAAACAATCCTGGGAATCCAATTTTAATTTCGATATGTTTCCCGAGATTTTTATGAATAGTTACTATCTGTGGTATAGTCCTCTCGCATATTCCCTCATAATCTAAGCTGGTATGGCATAATAATTCTGTAAAAACTTCTCCCCAATCAGGTTCGTTATCTTCGGCCTCACCAATTTCTTCTGGTGAGGCCAAAGTTATCCCGATATTTTAAACAATGTCCTTAAGAACCGTTCAAGGTCATCGGTATCCCAATCGTCATTGACAGCTTTTTCAAATGACATTGGTTCGCCATTGCTGTCAATCAGCTTCGATTGAAGCCATTTGTCTATTTTGTTTCTGTTTTCATCAATCAATATATTATACCCTTGTGCATTATTGCCAATGGCAATTTTGCCATCTTTAAAATCCAATAATTCTTTTAATTTTATTGGCAAGACGGTATATTTTTTGCCCTGTGCTTCAAAAATAACGCCGCTGCCTAGCATAACAGACAACGGCGTTTTGTCAGTTTTCTTACTTTCTTTATCTGTCATAAAATCACCTCCTAATTATTTAAAAATAGAGCCATGATTATGCCCTTTTAACAAATACAGTATCAATGGCCTTATTGTTGCCTCTGGGCTTTAGCACCCTAAGATTAAAACTCCACGGTTGGGCTTCTCTCCCTTTTTGAGGCGGGTTAATATCGCCAACTGCTTTGCATCTGTCAATAACGATATTTGTATCGTATATGTCAGATTCATCTTCGCTTGTTGCTTCGCCTGAAATGACAACATATAAGGTTGGCCTGTTGACAACTTTTGGCAAACCAACAGCTTCGGCAGCAGTTGCAGTCCAATCATAGGTAACAAATACGTTTTTCCCTGCATCTACACTATTAAACGTAATAACATCTGCACTTATTGAGAATTGCCCTACTGCTGGCGATGCACTAACTTTAACAAACGGCGAAGAATCTTCTCCTAATACGATTGGTGTAATGTTTGAATTTGGCGTATGCTTCAATGTTGCAGTAAAAGGTGATGCAGACGGGATAAGGATTTCCTCGTCGTTTTGCCTCATATTCTTATTTGACAATTTTTCTATGGTAGTGCCTAACAAGAATGCATAGAGTTCCGGCTGATAGCTGGATAACGTTACTGTAATCTGCCCTGCAATACCAGTATCATAAACGCCCATCGGCCAATCGCTATTGCCATCGGTCATATCTTGAGTATTAATTGTCGGAGACTCCTGTATGGATTGGACTGTGCCATTGCGTATGCACATATTTTCAGGGATATGATTAAGCAATCCATTTACGTATTTGGTTAAGGCAATTTTACCTGCTTTATTGAAAATAACTGACTTCATAGTTCAACAACTCCTTTCAAATAGTGTAATAATATGAAAATCTACAGCCAAAACAATAAAAGCCTGGAACTGTAGGCAAATCACCAAGTTGTCCTTCAAATTTTAAAATATGATTTTCAACATACCGGTTATGAAGTATTTCTTTAACTCGCTTAATGACGTTTTCTGCCACATAATCTTCTTTAATAGGCACGTGGCAGTCTATTTGGATAATGCCTCTTTGTTGAATCTCATTCCTCGTGCTGGAAGAAGGTCTGTGATAGATGTTTAATCGTTTGGTATCGTTTACCAATTCGTCCCACTGGTTCCGTTTTAATATATGTTCAGCCTTTTCCACATCAGTTTTCCCAGTGAGTCCTAGCAAATTAATAACAACAGCATCGTTATAGATAAGCATATATACAGCATCTTTTAATTTTGTTGGGTCAAAACAAAGACACCACCTCCATTAATCTGTGGTAATAAAAAACAAGTGGAAAGGGAATTTTTCCAATACTGATTTAACAATATTTTGTATTTCGCCATTTGTCATCCATCGTGCTGTTGTTTCTAGTGCATGAGAAGGCGGATGCGGTACAAATGCATACTTGCCTCTGTATGCAGGATATTCAATTTCACGACCTTCAAGTTTACCTTTTGATACGACTTGTTCTCCAAAAATGTTAGTATATGTTCCTGCAGGACGACCAACTACTGTATAACCAAAACGCTGTGGGTTCCATAATTCGCTTCCTATATATTTCTGTAAAGCAGGATTACTTCTATCCATCATGCTACCAGTTCCATAGTTGTCCATTGCTGCATAAGCACCACCAACAACCGTTATCGCTATTATATCTGCAATAATCTTGACATCATCTAAAGATATATCTTGGAGGCTGTTAGCGCCTTCTGGAGTAAGCATGTGCGAACGTGCTTCGTCAAGGAATCTTTTTGCAGCTTCAAACAAGGCAGTCGAAAGATACATTTTTAATGCAATAATACAAGCGTTGGCATTAAACATTATCCCATATTTTCAATCCCCCTTTGCCGTTGCAGAATTCATACAGACGCTATGAGTTCAAGCATTTTTAAGTTGGCATAATTGACAAATTTTCCACATTCTTCGTCCCAGTTGTGTTTATATTTTGGAACATTGAACGGTTCATGCAATGTACGGCTTTTTAATGCTATGCATAAAACGCCACATAGATAATGTAATGCAACATCGACAAGTTTTTTATACTTGTCTTCCGAATTGATTGTTTTCCCTTCTTCCCTCATGGTTTCAAGGGAAGGGCTTATTAACAATTTCATTGCGCCTATATTAATATCTGCATCAATAATATTATTAGGCAAAAGAGTATCGTCAACCGATAACATTTTCCTAACCTTGTCATGATACCCTTCTCCTAAATATTCTTCATACATAAAAATCCCTCCATTTAATCTGGTCTTCTGTCGGCAGATAATTGAATTTGCACTATGCCTTGCAGCCCAACATCATCAATACTTTCAACCTGATATTTTTTGTTGTTGGAATTAAAAACTATACGGTATAGCAATTCTATAGAATATAATTTTGGCAATTGTGCGATATATAAAGTCTGTTCAAGCAATCCTGCATTAGATTGTCTCAAACGATAATTAACAACCTCAACATAAGCCGTGATATTGCTATTTACTGGCTGCCAGGAGACAATAACATTTTTATTGGCATCAACGTTTTTAACAGGCTTTTTAAGTGTCAATGTCATATTTGATTTTACTGCATAAAAAAACTTTTCACCAAATGTAAAATCGTCAATGACAGACTGTATTATATAATCATTGTTGCCTACACGAATTATATCGCCACTCACTAAACCTGCATCAGCAAGTATTAGCCCTTCAAAATACGATTCTCTTGCAGCAAGGTCAATAATAGCTCTTGTAGCATTTCGCATAGATACAAATGATTGTATTGGTACAGCACGCAATATTGTACAAGGCGTGCCATATGCTTTCAGGTAGTTTTCAGCATATGAAGGCATAATATATCCCACCTTATTGGTCGTATATCTGTTGTATTAGCCCGAAAATTCTTATGCCAGGCACTATATTTTCGTCTATCTTACCCAAAAGCAAATCTCTTTCTTCCTTCAAAATCTCTTGCAGTTTGAACCAATCCATATATGCTTCTTTTGAGAAATGCGGGCCGGCTTCACGTTGAGGCAATCTTGATGGCATAGATGGGCATAGCAAAGCTGCACATTCGCACACTACAGCAGCTTCAAGATACATTTTTTTAGTCCCTGTCAATTCGGCATAATTTGGTATAATTTCGATAATATTTGCCTCTGCAATATTTATAATATCAGGTTGCTGGATGGCAGAATCAGGTAAATGAGCCGATGATACGCCTAATTTATCTCTGACTCTCTGTTCCCATCCAGCAGTAGTTAAAATTAAATTTGGCATAGGGGTTACCCCCTTTCTTTAATCAATTTCAAGTATCTTATTAGCCTCATTAAACATCTTGGCAAATCCTGCGGTTTCAGATATAGTAAGCACCTGTGTCTGATTAGTAATAAACTTGTCTGCTTCCTGAATATCCGAACCAGCTTCTATAATTTTTTCAATACAATACCTTCTATCAATTCCATACAGTGCAACATGAGTATTAATTTTTTCAACATATGGATTGTAAAGCAAGGTAACATTTGTCCAGAGCTGTTGTGGCAGTTCTACCCTGGCAGTAATAGCCATGCCTTTCAACAGGAAGTCCATCATCTGCGTGGCATCGTTAGGATAGAGAATATCGAGTACTTGCAATAATCCATCCTCGCTCGCAACTACGGTATTGCATTGATACGGATAGAAGCGGAGCAGGAACCTTAGCCATGCAGCTTTGGACAATTTGCCACTGGTAGCACTGGGGTCAAGGTCGGTTTTAGCTTTCAGTATGGGAGCAGCAGTATTTTCATTAGTATCGCCATTCTTGACAATATCAAGCACGTCAATAACTTCGTCTTGTGAAGCCTGTTCGCCAATCCTTCTGATATGCACAGCAAGCAAATCAATCCTCATGCGCCTTATGACTTCATAAGATGCTTCTATAGCACGTCCATATTTCCATATCTTGACTGCATTTTCTCTTGTTTTCAGCCTTGATTTTGGCAATTCAGCAGCTTCGGTTACTCTTACCTTTTTTGTAGCCTTTTTGTTTGCGTCGCTATCATCACAATAAATACTACGATAGGCATTGCCTTCTATTGTTGTGGTGGTTGCTAACAAATAAGGCAATATGCTTGACTGTGCTAGAGCTTCTCTTAATTGGGTTGCAATATATTCAGGGAATAATACTTTGCTTTCTTCGGTTCTGTAAAAAGCCTCAACCTTTGAAGCAATTATGCCCTTTTCAGGGATGGATTGGGTGACTATGTCTTGTTTCTTTAATTGATACTCAAATGCGGTTAGCTTGCTGCCTTCTGGAACAGGAGCAATTTGTTCAAGCAATTGCGATAATGTCATTTCTTTTTCAGCAGCAATATTATACAAATCTCTACTTAATACAAATTCTGACATCTGTATCCACTTCCTTTCTTAAAATTTTAAATTTTTAACCAATAAAAACAACGACCGTATTTTCTGTGCTGTCGACAGACATGGCATAAGCAGGTCCAACGTTGCCGGAAGCAACTGCGCTTACTGCGCCGCTACCATTGACACAAACAAAACTGTTTGCAGTAGGGAGTGCGCCAGATATACCAGGAGCTGTCCTAAACCCCTTAACCTGAACAGTCATGTATCCGTCATCCTCATACTTATCGATAATGCCTCTTAATGGGTTGCCTGCCGTGCCAAAACCCATTTGACCGTTGCCTGTAACTGTTACGGCTTTGCCTTCTACAGCAGCCGCACCAGATATTAATGCAACTGCGCTTACACTGCCCGCAGCCTGCACTGTTACATATAGTGCACCTATCCCTTCAAATTCAATTCCTCTTGTTGACATTTAAAATCCACTCCTTTCTGGAAAATAACATAAAAATAACCGCTTTTTAGGCGGTTTGGCTCAATTTAAATTTTGCATTGTTTTGTTTTACTTTACCTTAAACGCTTCATCAGGTATTTTATTTTCCTGATTTGTCCTTAACGCTGGATTTGTCCTTCTGCCAGCAGGTATGGTAGCTTTGGCCTGTGCTTCCCAGGTCTTTGCAATATCTTTTATTGCCTGCGTAGACATGCCTGCAAAGGTATTCCTCCATGTATCGGCAGGGAAGTCGTTGCCCATAGCCCTGACACCCCATGCAATAGCATCTTCGACTGTCTGTTTGTGATAGTCAATGCCTTCCTTCGCAAAGCGCAGAACTTCATCGGCAGTATACTCTTTGCCAAGCTTTTCGGTTGCCTGTTCCTGGGTCAAGAACTGACATTCTTTAGCCAATTTAATCTGTTCCTCAGTGTTATTTTGGATGTTCTCGGCTAACAATTTGAAAATCTCGACATCATCGTATTCCCTGCCATCTTCAATTGCTATTCCAAGTGCTTTCATTTTCCCCAGAAGTTCCTTTTTCTTTTCGAGAATTTCCTTTTCATTCATTCTACTTTCACCACCTTTCATGATTGATATGTTGTTGCTTGAGAAAGCATGAACCTTTTTATGGTTAGCCTTCTTTACAAAAGTCAGAATACCGCCTTTGCTACTGTATGTGCCATATACTCTGGTATCAAGCGGAATTTGTTTAAAATCATCAAATACAGTGAATATACCATGCTCGTTTTCGAAAACATCACCTACAGCACAAAGACTTGTACCTGCTCCAGGATATGCACCATCAAACACGGCAGAATCTTCCATCAAATAACCAGGCGGTTTTGCAATAACCCAGCAAAGTTTAACCTCGTTAGTTTCCTCGTTGATAATATATTTTTTGCCTGGTATATGTGGGCATTTAAGTAGATTCCTTATATCCTCACCGCATATAGAACATTCAAACTTATCTGCCCCCCATCCAATAGATGTGTCAAATAGTACACCTGTTTCAATATCTGATATGATTGCATCTGTGCTAATGCCATCCTTTTCTTGTCCACGAACAATATAAGTGGTACCATTGAACGATAATGTTTCGCCTTCAACAACTCCATCTTTGCTTAACCAGCCCTCAAATACTCTGCCATATGGCAATGCAGGTTTTGGTCTGCCGAATCCTGCCCATGAATGGTCGAGCAAGAACGACACGCCAGCATTTGCATTTTCAACAAAGATTTCTAGCAACGGTATGGATAATTGTATATAACGGCTTGGGATAATCATATCGCCAGCCATTTTGTGCGTATAAACAAAAACCTCGTCTTTCGACAGAGGCCTTTTTGCTATGCGATTTATCTTTTCAAGCTGGCTTAGTGTTGGTTCGCCGAATTTACGAACAAAAGTTTCTGCGTCATTCTCAAAAGCCTTACTTTCGCCTTCTTCCTCGTCCTGGAATCTTGCCATTTGACGTTCAGCTACTCGCCTTACTGCTGGCTTATCATCAGCAGGTATATCACTGTTTTCAATCCGTGCAAGGGCATTTTGGACTGCGTTGTGCACTACATGGGGTTCGCCATTTTCGATTCGGCAATAAGGAAACTTCAACTGTTCAAAGTTTCTCAATTCCCCAGCTTCGTGCCAGAAATAAACTTTTTTGAGTTTGCCCCAATCAATTTTATCTTTGTCTCCACTTCCATCACTGGAAGCCCATCGCCTTAATCCTGGTTCTGCTGCGCTTGCATCCCAGCTTCTATTTGGCGATAATGGAAAATCATGATAAGGTTCCGCAGGCATAATTAATCACCTTCTTTCCATCCACATTCTTTAAATGTTGATTCTGAATATTTTACATATGCGGGAGGATGATGAAAACCACAACTCCCACAAGCAAATCCTCTAGAAGTTTCATACAAACAACCACCGCATTTTGGACAAATTTTAATTGTCGGCTTCGGAAATATTTGACAATAGTCTTGTCCACGAACATTTATCATTTCCACCAACATCACCTCCTAAACAGGTCGACAACCTTCTTCGATATGCTTTTCTGTTCGTTTTCAAGCACTTTGATTTTATTGTCGATAATCTCGCTGGAATCATTGCTAAAACTTACTCTAGCCGAATCAGCAGGCGGTTCTCCAGCAGCTTTTTCAGTTCCCATTACTTCCTGTGCAGCCTTATCATTGTCAATCCAGCCCATTAATACGGCTATTGCATAGAATTTCTGTTTAAGCAGATTGACGGTCATTCGCTGTTCTTCGGAGTTCCAGTCAAGTATATTATGCTTAAATACCGGTATTGCCTGAACGCCATTAACTCTACACCATAACCTTGCAATTTCTTCAATAAGCCGTTTGCTGCCACGTTGGCACGAAGCAATGCCTGAACAAAAGATGCGGAACTGGACTGTGCCCCACGATTCGGTAACGCCCTGATTCCTGTTCATAAAAATAGCCATCTGCTTTGTGCCTGAGAGCGTTTGGACATCAAGCAGTTCG